GCGCCTTACAGTCCTGTGCGGCGGTGTAGATGTAGCCGAGCCCATCGCAGTCCGGGCAGCCTCGGCGACACGAGCGAACCCTAGCCTGGATGGTTTCGTCGTAGGCGTCGACGTAGTTCTGAGAGCCCGGACACCGCAATGCCCGCTCCCACCGCATACGGTGACCCCAGCCCTGGATCTGCGCCCGGAACTCGTCCGGACTGAAGTCGACGCGTGGGTCGACCGTGAAGAGCTCGAACCCGACGATCGGCTCAGGCATGGTCAGAGCCCGCCCATCCGCACGGCCCGATACCGCGTCCGCAGGTCAGCTTCGAGTTGCGGAAGTCGCTTCTGGTAGGACAGGATCCTCGCGCCATAGCCCGCGTTGGTCGCCGATGAGGTCGTCGAAAGCGACTGGCTCAGGCCGTCCTGGCCCACGGACTTCGACGCGATCCCCGCGCCCGCGATGAGATCGCCCGCCGTGTCGAGCGGCAGGAGCGCCGCAGTCATGCCGACCCAGTCGGCGAGATCGGCTTCGACTTCGAATTCGTCGCCGTCGAATCCCGCGAGATAGTCTAGAGCGATCGAGGCGCTGTTAACGCCATGCCAGAACCGCACGACACCCGGGTTCCACCGATATCCATCCCAGATCGCCGCAAGCGGCTTGGTGAGGTCGAGCTGAACCTCTCCGCCCATCTTCGAGCGCAGCAGCACCCGCGACAGATCGACCTCGATGTCTCCACCGAAACCGCGGAAGACCCACTTCGTGACCTGCCTCACCGGCCGGTTGGGCAGACGCATCTTGAACCGCGGCGCCGAGGTCAGCTGCACGTCATGCAGCTCACCAACGACCTTGGTCGGGAAGACCTTGATCTGGAACCGAGACTCCGCCCTGCGGATCGCCGCGCAGAGCTGTCGCGTGTACAGCTCCTCAGGGGCCGGCCGCCCCTGGAACATCGGCACGACCCCGAAGAGGTAGTTCTTTCGGAGCCAGGCCCCGTCGATGCCAGGAGGCAGCTCACAGCAGCTCATGGCCGCCTCCTACGGTTCAGCCCTTCTTCGAGGACTGCTTCGACTGGCCCTGGGGCTTCTGCTCGCCCGACTCCTGCAGGAGACTCGGCGGGTCCTCGCTTGGCTTGTTCGACTCGCCACGTTCATCCGTTCGGGTCACCTGCCCGGCCGGCTCCACGGGATCGCTCCCCCTCGCCGCCGGAACGCCCGAGACCAGCGCCCGGTAGCGAGCCCACTCGTCATTGAGCTCCCTGAGCTGGCCCCTGCAGACGCGGATGAAATCGTGGGAGCGGATGAGCTCCCGCTCGAGCTCCGCCGCCTTCACCTCGGCCGCCTGGAGATTGGCCTCGGCCCGACCGATCCGCTCGCGCCAGAGCCCCTCGTTGTCGAGGGCGACGAGCTTGACGACGCCGCGCTTCTCGAGCGCCGCGAGCTTGCCCGACAGGCGTTGGTCCGGCTCGTCGAGGAAGAAGCCCTCCTCGTCGAGTTTGATGGCCTGGTCGCCGAGGATGAACTCGCGCTCGCCGCGCCGCTGGTACTGCCACTGATGCGTTTTCATGGTGTCTCCTGAAGGCGCACCCGGCGGCCTAGACCGCCAGATGCGCTATGGCGTCCGACCTCAGCTCAGCGGGTTGTGGCCGCAGTTTTCCCAGAGCACCTGGCGCCCGGGTTGGGTGATGCAGACGCCGTCCGCACGAGCGACCAGCATCGCCGTGCCGAACATCGGGACCTGCACCGGGAAGCGGCTCATCTTGAGCAACGTCGGCTTGACGATGGCGTGCTCGCTGTACTGGACAGCGAGGACGGTATCGGTCCCCGGGATGATGGAGTTGTCGTCCGTCCACTCGGTATGCCCCGAGACGTTGCGGGCTCGCACGCGCTTGAGTGGCTTCAGCGTGGTCAGGTCACCGCCATCGTCGGTCCGCCAGATGTCGTACTCGACGAGCGCCCCGCTCTCGCTGGTCGCGAGCGACGCGTCGTCCATGACGCAGGTGACGGTCTCACCCGACTCGATCTCGACGTTCGGCGTGACGAAGTGGACCGGCGTCCCGTTCTTGAAGACCGCCTTGATCGCGTACTTCACCGTCTGGCCGGTCAAGAACTTGGAGCCCGTGCCAGCCGCCGTCAACGAGGTGACGTCGTCCGCATAGGTCAGAACCGGCGTCGCAGCCCCCTCGGCCACCGACGGGAGCGCGCTCGGGCGGTCGAGGAAGATGTTGATGACGATGTGGATGCGGTTGCCCTTGGGCGAGATGAGGTACATCCGCGCCGGGTTGAACCGCCATCCGTCGGCGGTGAGGTCACCGTCGTTGCCCGTGCGCGTCCAGCGACCGGAATCGGTCGTCTCGATCGCCAGGCTCGCCCACTGCCGGCTGCTCATCACGATCTCGTCGATGTTGGCGCTGAACGGCTTGCCCTCGGCGAGGCTGATGCCCATGAAGATCCGGGCCCACGTCAGCGGCGCCTTGCGGAGGTCGAACTTGTTGACCTCCGGCACTCCCTTCGCCCGCATTTGCGGGATGAGGCCGTCGTACTCGAGCGGGTTCACCGCCGAGTCGCCCCAGAAGGTGAGCTCCTCGGCCTTGATGACCTGCGAGCGGATCGCGTTCGCGGTCTGACGCGCCCGCCCCGAGCGACTCACGACCACGGGGCCGCCCGGGTTGATCCCGCCGATCGAGTAGACGGTCTCGTTGAGACGTCCGATCCGGCGCACCTCCCCGGTGAGCTTGAGCTGATACTCTCCCTCATGGCTCTTCGAGCCGTTGTCCGCCGGCAGGTCGTTTTCCGAGAAGCTGGCCACGTGATAGGCGCCGCCGTACCCGCTGGTGACGATGTACTTGTAGAGCGTGCTGCCCCACGGCACCTCGGGGATCTTGTGGAACATCTTGATGTCGGTGTTCCGCACGGTCTCGGCCAACCACATCCCGTGCACCTGCTCCGGGACGAAGAGCGCCGCCTCGTTGTTGTCCTTGTCCGGCGGCGTTCCGATGACGCTGACCGCCTTGGCCAAGTTCGCCTTGAAGTCCGACGCTTCCTTGAGGAGCGTCATGATGGCGTCGGGCTTGTGGAAACTGTCGGGGATCGCGGGCAAGAACATGGTGTGAGTCTCCGTCTGAATCAGGTGCGTGGGGTCGCTTTGCGGCGACTCAGCTCTTGGACTTGAAGCCGACGTCGCGGGCGATGTCGGCCTTGCTGCGGGTGCCAGCGTCGAGGGCGTTCAGAGCCTCCTGATAGCGCTCGATCTGCTCGCGGTACTCGCGCCCGCGGTCGCCGCCGGCCTTCGACAGGCCGCCAACCTGCTCGATGAGCCAGTCCTCGAGGCCGGCGTAGGCGTCCTGGTTCCCCGTCGGGTCACCCGGGTGCGGCGCGGCCTTCACCTCGTGGACCTGGTAGCTCGGGCGTCGGCCCGCGGGGGTGTTGTCGAGCGCCTTCTGCATGTCGGCGATCCGCTTGGACTGCTTACGGGCCGCCTTCATGACGACCTCGTTGTGCGACAGGTTCGCGTTGACCAGGGTAGTCAGCGACGAGAGCTTCTTCTCGAGGTGGGCGACGGTCCGCTCGAGCCCGGTCTGGAACGCCTTGGCGAGCTTCTCGAGCTTCGGGTCGAGGGTGGTGCCCAGCGCCTTCGTCAGGTCCTGGAAGACCTTCTCGGGCGAGAGGTCGTCGATGTTGAAGTCGTCGACGGGCTCGCGTCCCGTCGCCGGACGCTCCGTCGGACTCGGCGAGTTGGTCGTGCCCGGCTGATCCGTCGCGGTGTGGATGTTGAGCTGGAGCTCGGCCTTGTTCAGGTCGGCCGCCTCTCGGCGAGCCTTCGCGAGCTCCTCGCCGGCGCGGTCGTACTCGGCCGCCTCGTCGTCGTCGTCCTCCTCCTCCTCGTCCTTGAGACGCCCCGCGGCCTTCTCGGCCTTCACGAGGGCGTCGATGGACTCGGGGGCGAGGTCCTGGGCCTTGAGCGAGTCACGGAGCTGCTTTTCGCTGCGGATCGTCATGCGGAGATTCCTTTCTTGGCCGCGACCAGTGCGCGGGCTTCGTCGAAGGTTGCGTCCGTCGCTTTGCGCAAGATGCGCAGAGCCCGGAGCTCGTCGTTGCTCACACCGCGGAGCAACTTCGTGCGCTCTGCGTCCTCGGCCGAGAGGCCTCCGAGGAAGTTGGCAAGCATCGCCTCCCAGTCGTACCCGTCGGTCTCGACGGCCCCGCCAAGCGAGAGCGCCTTCGCGAGCATCGCGACCTGGATGGGATCGAGGAACGTGACCGGGTTGATCGGCTGGAACGCGATGGCCACCGTGTAGATGATGCACCGCAGCACGGTCTTGATGTCGTCCCGCGCCCGCTCGAGGGCCTTGCCTTCGATCGAGTAGCCCATGCCGGGATCACCGGCCGCGAGCGCGGCTTGGTGGTCGCGGTACGTCTCGAGACCGAGCGGCTTCTTGAGCCAGAGGGAGCCTTCGAGCCAGGTCGCAGGCGTCCCATTGTCGAGCGTCGCGGGCGAGAGGCGAATGGGCTGGCCGATGACGTTACGGTTCGTGGCCGGATGGCCCGCCGTCAGCCGTCCGAACTGGAGGAACCAGCTCCAGTCCATCCCCGACTGGATGATGCGCTCACCCTGGATGTCGCGTAGCTCGCTCGACACGAGGCCGCGCACCGGCACCGAGGCCGGCAGGTCGACGGCCGCCTTGCTGAGTAC